AGAACCTCATGTAATTCAGATATTACATATCTTAAGAGAGACCCTTTACGGGTCTCTTTTTTTATGTCATAATATACAGGTCAAGGCATCGCTACCTATGACTGCTCTGGATCAATCTTTGATGGGTTCTATACCAGGGGCGAAGAACCCATCACTTGCCTCTATAGCACAGTGGTAGTGCAGGGCTTTTGTAAAGCCAAGGTCGGCAGTTCAAATCTGTCTGGAGGCATTTGTTTACATAAAACGCATTAAGCAAATCTTAAACATGTAAATAATTATTCAACTTGAGGGAAATGCATGTCAGTCATTATCTACCTAGATCACATTGAAGAACTAGAGCAAGAGAATGAGGAACTAAAGCAAGAGGTTATGTATCTCAGAACACTATTAGAATATGATTCAAAAACTATTGCCATCCAACGATCCACTATTACACGCAAAAATAGAGAAGTGTAGTTATAACTTAGACAGATCTAAGTTATCGTATCAGTTGCATGAAAATATGTTCCACTATAATGGAGTGGGACTATCGGCAAACCAAATAGGTATAAAAGAACGAGCATTTGTAATGATATCTAACATGGAGTTGCAAGAGACAATTACATGTTTTAATCCAAAAATAATAAAAGAATCTAAGAAGATGGTAAGATTAGAGGAAGGATGTTTATCCTATCCTGATGTCTTTTTGGAGGTTGAAAGACCAGATTATATTATTGTTAAGTATGAAGATGAAGGTAAAGAAGTACATAAAGTAAAACTAGAAGGATTCATTGCAAGGATATTTTTGCATGAATATGATCACATGGAAGGTATCGACTTTACTGAACGTGCTAAATAGTAATGTAAACTTATGTTACGACCAATGTTCTGTAAGGCAAGAAAGTCTATAAAAGAGTATAGGCAGTTCCAATTGAAGTTCTACAAACGTGCCCAAGAGTCACTCGAAGTACGTTTAGCAGGGGTTTCTGCTGCTATAAATAAATTGGAAGAGATAGTTGCAAAGGATTCTGATGAAACCATCACCGAAACAAGCACAGGAAATAGTGAAGAACTATGAGAAAGTTGTCGAACATTTAATCTCTGAGAAGTATGCTACTGATAGAGATAACGCAGATAGCATCATCGAAGGAATGAGTGAAGACTGGTACAACCTTATTATAGAGGGTTAATTTAAGATTAAACCCCCTATATATTATTAGATAGTGATCATTATGTTAAACAATAAATGGATAGCAATTAGTTTAGGAACGGTGCTAGGTATAACCCACATTGGTATGATTGGGTTACTTGCCAATAGAAAGACCATGCCTGTAGTAAATCTACCAGTTGGTCCATATACGTCTTATAAAGTAGAAGCAAATAAGGAAGGATATAAAATACATTATCGTGCAAACGATCCCAAGACGATGCTTGTGGAACGGGATATTAAAAAGAAAGGCGGCTTTCTGGGACTGGGTAACAACGTTGTTCGGATCAGAGAAGAAGTCAAGGTGGATGGGTCTGAGTACTCATCTAACCCAGTGGCAACACAAAGCTCAAAATCAGAAGAGTGTATCGAAGCAATCGGTGCAGGAAAAGGAACAGGTAAAATGGTCGGTGCTAGTGTTGGTGCTGCTGTGGCCCCTAGTCTCACTGGGGTTCCCTTCGTTGGTTGGGTTCTTGCTGGAGCTGCTACGATGATGGGTATGGATGCAGGATCTGACATTGGTGGTACAATGGTAGAAAGCATTAATCCAAATTGTGAAGTTGAGGATCTCAAAGATGCATCTTGAAGAAAAAATTGAGACTACAGAAGCAAGGATTAAAGAATTACAGATGCTAATTGAGGCATGGAAAAAACAAATTGAGGAGAAAAAAAAGAATGAATCATCATGATTTGATTGTTAAATTATCTACAGTTATTCGTTGTTCTTACAGTTCATTACCAGGAATTAAACCATTACACCTTAGTCCAGAGATGTCAGAGATCTATGGAACTATGGATGACGAGAAGTTACAGATACATAATGAAGTGTATAAGTGTCCAGGTCTTCGCAAGATTCATTTAGAAACTGCTAAGTTGGGATCTTTAGATGTCCTACACTGTGTATTTTTTCCAGATTCAAATTATGACTTACCAATCTTTGGTGCTGATGTTGTTGCTACTCCTAGAGGAGTTGGGGCTGCTATCGTTGATTTATCACCTGTTGGTGACTTTTCTCCCACCATTACCGAGAAGTTAAAACGTATAAGCACATCTTTTAATTTTAAAGAAGAAAGAAAACTACCTGAATGGGGAAGTATATTCTCACCACATTGTAAATTTATTAGACCTATTAATAAGGTAGAAGAATCTCAGTTTATTAATGCTGTAGAATCATTCCTTGAAATTTACACTTTAGCAGTTATGGAAGCAAAACCAACTGAAGGTGGAGAAGAAAGATTAAAAGCACAATTACATTATTGTAATCAGCAGAAGAAGAACGATAAGACTCGTGGTATCCTTGAGAGGTGCTTCAGTAAGGAATGGGCAGATAGATATATGGATGAAGTGTTGTTTGATGAACCTAAATAGTGGTACTATATTAATAACCTTTGGTGACAGTTGGACTGTAGGTGAAGGTGCTGGTTATACAAAAGGTATGACCAAGATACGTTTTGAAGAATTATTCAAACGTAATGAAGACATTTGTTGGAAAAAAGGATGGAGAAAAAAGGTTGTAGATCATTTTAATATTGATCATTTAAATTTTAGTACCTTTGACTCTACTAATACACAACAATTTGAATCTGCTAAAAAGTTTTTTATTGGTAAAAAATTTCAAGAATTAACTAAGACTAAAAATAAGATAATAATTTTATGGGGTCTTACTAGTTTAAAACGAGATGGTGCTACTATAAAAGACTTGGAATTAGATATCCTTCATTGGAATCAATATATTAAACTGTTAAATAATGGAATAAAACCTACCATTATTAATTTTTGGTATGATACTTATATCTCTAAGGAGTATAGTATAAAACCAAATAATCTTATTGGTTCAAAAAGATCTAAAAGAGATCTTTTATCTTTGATATGTCTTAACTTCGATAATGATAGACTTGAAACTGGTTTTGAATTTGCAGATAATAATAAATTAGTTGACCCATACACGTATCATCCTAGAGCAGAACAACATTCTGTAATTGCTGATTACTTTATTAATTACTTAAAACCACATATGTAAAATGGCAGAATCTAGAAATCTCTATACCAATCAGTTATCTAACAGGAACTTCTTATCCTCTATAGGATTTAGATTTACCTTGAGTAGAGCTAGAAAGGTATCATTCTTATCAAACTCTGCAAATATTCCTGGTTTACAATTAGGTGTAGCAGTACAACCAACTTACTTAAAGGATATTGATGTTCCTGGTGATAAGATGTTCTTTGAGGATTTTATTCTAAGGTTTATAGTTGATGAAGACTTGGAAAATTATATGCAGATACAAAACTGGATGCGTGGTTTAGGTTATCCAGAAACATTAAATGAAGTTGCTAGACTTGAAAGAACTAATAAGCAGAATGAACCTCAAGCAAAGTCGATGGACATTTATTCTGATGGAACCTTACAGGCATTGAATAGTAATCAAAGAGTACAATTCCAAGTTCAGTTTAATGATATGTTCCCAATAGCATTGTCAGATCTATCATTTGATGCTACTAATCCAGACGTAGAGTACTTTACAGCAGAGGCAGTTTTCAAGTATACTTTCTATAAGATACAAAGTCCAGAGGGAAAAACTTTATGATATTTTGGATTGGATTCTTTGTCATGTTCTTCAATGAAGGATTCGTTATGATGAGGCACGTATCACCGTGGTTCGCAAGACAAAGAGATAAATTTATTAAAAAGTTCGGTGAAAATATTTGGTATAGATTTCATGGTACTTTAGATTATACTTGGATGATCCTTGTAGGTCTAGGATTAATATTAAACCCCAATAGATTGTTTCACATAGCAGTGTTAGCAACCTTTTGGGGTGGTTCTTTTGCAATATTTTATGCACCAAGGTGGATAAAGAAGTGGATACAAGATGGAGGATTTGATGGATGACACTTGACCTTGATATGATACAGAAAATGTGGGAGAAAGACTCCAACATTGACCTTGACAATTTACATACAGAGTCTATAAATATCCCTAAATTACATGCTAAATACTATGAGATCTATAATAACATAGTTCTTTTAAAGAAAAAAGCAGAGCAACAGCGTAAGAACACTCGTCATGAGCGGTATGAATACTTCACGGGAAAAGCAGATCCTGAGGTTTACACAGAGAATCCCTTCCCTAAAAAGATTAGAGACAAAGACACACTTCAAAAATACCTAGACGCAGACGAGAGTTTATCTTCAGTTAGTTTAAAAATAGATTATTATGATACTATTTTAAATTATTTGGAAAGTATACTTAGGGTTATTCAAAATAGAACATACCAGATTAAGAATGCTGTTGAATTTATGAAATTCCAAGCAGGTTATGGTTGATGTAGTTATTCATAAGTTAAATGAGGTGCATCTAAAAATAGTAGCTGAACCACATGTTGACTATGAATTAAGGGATCATTTTACATTTGAAGTTCCAAACGCAAAGTTTATGCCACAGTATCGTGGTAGGAATTGGAATGGAGAAATTCATTTATATGATTTGCGATCTAAAAGACTTTATGTTGGTCTCTTGGATCGTTTAGTATCTTTTTGTGTTAGTAGAGATTATAAGTTTAAATTTGAAGCAAATAAATTTTATGGTTCTCCTTTTGAGATTAATGAAGGAGTGTCTAGAGAAGGGGTAAAGGATTATATAACATCTATTACTAATTTGAAAGCGAGGGATTATCAAGTTGAGGGAGTATATGATGCTTTAAGGCATAATAGAAGATTATTGATATCTCCCACTGCTTCTGGCAAATCGCTGATGATTTACGCAATCGTAAGGTATTTTGTAAGTAAGAACCAAAAAATACTTCTAGTTGTACCAACGACATCGCTTGTAGAGCAGATGTATAAGGACTTTGCTGACTACGGATGGGTTCCTGATTCATATTGTCACCGTATATATTCGGGTAGAGAGAAGACGAATGAATTCCCAGTTACTATTACTACATGGCAATCTATCTATAAATTAGATCGACCATTCTTTGAAGATTATGATGTTGTTATTGGTGATGAAGCTCACTTATTTAAAAGTAAGTCCTTAATATCTATAATGACGAAGTTGGACAACGCTAAGTATAGGTTTGGATTCACTGGTACTTTAGACGGAACACAGACCCATAAGTGGGTCTTAGAAGGAGTGTTTGGTCCATCCTATAAGGTAACTAGAACTGCTGAATTGATGGAGAAGGGTCATGTTGCACAGTTGGATATTACATGTATTGTATTAAAACATCCTCCTAAAAAATTTGAAGTTTTTGAAGATGAAGTTCAATATCTTATTGGTCATGAACAAAGAAATAATTTTATTAAAAACTTAGTTCTGGATTTAAAAGGTAATACACTTGTGTTATTCCAAAGAGTTGAAGCACATGGTCAACCCTTATTTGAATTAATTCAATCATCTTCTTTTACAAAAAGAAAAATATTCTTTGTTCATGGTGGAGTAGATACTGAAGAGAGGGAAGAGGTAAGAAAGATTGTAGACTGTGAAGAGAATGCTATTATTGTTGCATCTTATGGAGTATTCTCGACAGGTATTAATATTAAGAATTTACACAATGTAGTCTTTGCATCACCTTCTAAGTCTAGAATACGTAACTTACAATCTATAGGTAGGGTACTTAGAAAGGGTAATACTAAGACTAAAGCAATGTTGTATGATATATCTGATGATTGTACTTATGGATCAAAAAAGAATTACACATTAAACCATCTTATTGAAAGGATAAAGATTTACAATGAAGAAAAATTTAATTATGATATTGTATCGGTAAATTTAAAATGAATGTAATTGGATTGTATGGTGCTATAGGATGGGACAGTCATTCTGATGATGGTTGGGTTCATGATTCAGGTGCTACTCTATTTGTAGATGGAAAACATATTTGTAGTATACAAGAAGAGAGACTAACCAAGTATAAGTATGATGGAGATTTTCCAGAGAATTCTATTAAGTATTGCTTATCTGCTGCTAATCTTACTGAAGATGATATAGATTTAGCAGTTGTTCCTCTCGTTGGAGCACAAGCATTTTATGAAGAATTTAATAATGGTGGTATTGATAATTATTTAAAGACTGCTATTTTCCCTAATGCTGAAGTTGAATATATCTCTCATCATGAGGCACATGCTTATTCCTCAATATATTCATGGGATGTAAATGAAGGGTGTTATATTGTTTTAGATGGTGGTGGTAGTTATGCTACTGTAGGAGACACCCAACACTTTATAGAACAATTCTCTTTTGGTTACTTTAATAAAGAGAAGAATATATTCAGGAATTTTACTGCTGATGGTAAGTATGGTAGATATCATCAAATATGGTCACATAGAATATATTGTGACAAGATAGGTAAGGATATTGATATTTTAGATCATAGATATGCTGAGACATATTCAGGTAAAGTAATGGGACTTGCTGCCTACGGGGACAAGATGTTCCATGTTAAAGACTATTCCTTTAGTAATGTAGGACTTCCTATAGTGGAGTATAGGACAATGGAAGCAGTCCAATTTGCTATGAATGGTAAGAGACCTGAGGATAAAGCAGCATTCTTACAATATAATATAGAGAATTCAGTAATAACTTTAATAGATCTTCTAAAACAAAGAGGATACTTAGACAAAAATGTTTGTTTAACTGGTGGAGTATTCTTAAATATACTCGCTAATACAAAGATTGTTGAAAAATTTAAAGACCACAACTTCCATATCACTCCGTTTGTAAATGATTGTGGTTTAAGTTATGGTGCTGCTGTATATGGCACTAAGAGTCCAGAGATACCTAGTAACCTAGCATTCTTGGGTAAAGAATATGATTTGAGTAATATAGATTTGCGGGGATTGGAATATGATGAACTAGACTATGATGTTGTAAGTCAGTACCTAGATGATAATAAAATAGTAGGATGGTTCCAAGGTAGATCTGAATATGGTCCTAGAGCACTAGGTTCAAGA